AAAAATTCATATGGATTACCTGAGGGAAATATTTCTTACCGTGTAGGTCAACCTATGGGAGCTCTGTCCTCTTGAGCAATGTTGAATATGATCCATCATATGATGGTTCAATATTGCGCTTGGCAGGCTTTCGGTTACCAGCATTCTTGGTACAAAGATTATTTAGTTTTAGGTGATGATATTGTCATTTTCGACAAGAAGATATCCCAACGCTATTTAGATCTTTGTTCTGGACTTGGTGTCTCCATTAATATATCAAAATCAGTAATTTCAGAGAAATCTGAGACTATTGAGTTTGCTAAACGTACTTCGTATAAGGGGCATGATGTCTCTGGTTTATCTTTTAGAGAATTTATTAGCAATAATAACTTCTTTGGAAGATTAGCAGTTACCTCAAAAATCTTAAGAAGATCTTGAGGTGACCATCCTGTCACTATGTTTGTATTAGGTTCCTTGGAATCTAATACTAAAGTGCGTTTAACGTTACCTATTATTGGATACTTGACTAATTTGGTCGATCGTGGTCAATTAAGACTCGAACAACTAGTAAGTCTTCTAGTTGACTCCTCGAAACCTCTTAGCTATTTTGGAAGAAAGCTAGATGCTTTTGATAAAAAACCTACAATTGACATGTTTAAAAACATGTTGAAAGGAAGTCGTTTATTAACAGTATCTATGCGAAATCTGTGATTTAGTTCTACTAAATTACAAGAATACAAAATAGCTTTATTTGAAGAATCTAAAAATACTTTTAACGGTATTTCAAAATTTTCAGATATACGTAAGTTTGCAGACCAATTCTCAGGTAAAACTGGGATTGTTGGTCTTAAGACTTACGAAGAGATGGTGTTTAAGCCAAATCAAATGAATTTAATGCTTTTAAGCAATGAATTCAGATGATCTAACTTTCCAGATTATTATGATTCAAAGCAATTTAATCAAAAGGATCTGGATTATTATTTAGACTTGTTAAAAAGAGTTCAATCTTTAAAACAATCTTTTAAATTTTATGAAACACCTGTTGAGAGAAGGAAAGAATTAGATAATACTTTAAAAATATTGAAATTTATTAGAGATTCTCGATCTTCGAAGATTCAGGCGTTAAAACCTAAATCGGGGAAGATGGTGTTTCCTACTAATATATTTCCAATGTTTTTATTAGGACCTAAGGCGGTTAGTAAGTAATCATACTAACATGACCTCTGCTTAGTGAATACTAAGGATATGATTTACACCATATCTGAAGGACCTCGCTTTGCC